TTTTTATAAACCGCAAAACGAAAAGGCGCATTTTTGAAAATCAGATGGCGTTTTAACGGCGTAAAAATGTTTTTTCACAAAATAATAACGAAGGCTGAATCCGTTTTTGTAGATTCAACCTTCGTTATTTACTTTTTGTACTTCTCGTAAAACAGGATAGCGTTACAGATATAGGCGGTTTTGTCGGGTACATTTTCGAGGATTTCGAAAACTTCCTCTGTTGCTCTGAACCCGTAGTATTTAACGCCTTTTTTCTTTCGTCCTGCATTTGGGCGAGCACCGCCGCGACCGTCTTTTTTAACCTCTGACGGCAGGTTTCCTTCTAAATTGTTTAACATTTCCAAATATTTAACTATCTTTGCCACAAACGAAAGAGAATGATTTTTTAAAGAGTTCGGGAAGTCGCGATTCCCGAACTCAGTCGATTCAATAACTAATTAGAAGTGAAACTTCACATTGAACTTAAAAGTAAAAGTTACGAATCTGAATGAAAGAACAATCTTCATCTCTTTCGTTTTTTTGTTTGTACTACTCGACTTTCAGGGGCTTTCGTTTCTCCCTTTCAACACTACAAAGATACAAAATTATTTTGAAAACACAAAACAAAATCAATGTTTTTTTAGAAAAAAATAGCATTTTTTAAGGCAAAACAAAGGCTTTTCAGAGCATGAAAGAACACTTCTGAAAAGCCTTTGTTTTTTATTTCTTTTTCGCCCTAAAACGGTGAATAATCGGCGCGCGATGTTGTCCCTCTATCGGTGTCGGCGTGCCGTCGATGTCGACGATGTTGACCGTTGGAACGTCTGCCTGCATCACAGATGCGAATATTCCGCAATCTTCGAGGCGGTAGGCACAAGCACCGAGTCCGAGCAGCATGCACACCTGCGAGAATACGTTGTTTCCGTTTACGAGCGTGTATTGGGTCACGCCGCTGCCTTGCCGGGCCACCGCCAGAGAGAGGGCGTCATGTCTGTACGGATAGGAATATCCGTCAAAGCACGGCGTGAATATCACCGCGCCGTCAGCGACAAGGCTGGCGGGGTCGATGTTCTCGCCCCATGTGCCCTGATGACTGTCGAATATCGTTGCCATTGCTATATATCAAAATTATATACCTCGTAATCTACACGAATCTGGAAGAAGTCCTCCTGCCTGTTTACCGAATTGAGATATTCAATAAGATTAAACTCGCCGAAGGCTTCCGTGAGTGGTATCGTCTTCCCGCCCTTCGTGAGGAGATTCGTCGGTGTGCTGTATTTGCTGTTCGTAACGATGTAGCCGGCCTTGAACTTCGTCTGGAAGCTCTGAGTGCTGAAGGTGGTGTAGTTGTCCACCGCATCGTCGAAGACGAGGAGAAGAGCACCGCTTGCCGTCACTCCGGCAGTCTGGCAGATGTAAGTGCCGCCAGCCTGTACGGTCTTGCCGTCGCTCGTCGTGACCGCCGCGCCCGTCTGGTTGAGATACGAGCATCCGACCTTCAGGGCCGTGCCTGCTGCCACGGTGCTGCATCTGCCGAGGTTAGCGAAGCGCACCTGCACGAAGTTATTTATTGTGTTGTATCTGTACGGGAAGAACTTCACGCCGCCGGAAGATACGACCGTATAGCTGCCGGCATCGAGCAGCACCGTGGCATACTTGCCGACGGCAGTGCCGCCGATGGTGCAGTCTGCTCCGACGCTGAACATTGTTTCCGCCGCCACGGTCAGCGTCTGCTCGCCCGCAGACAGTATTACGGGTGTCTCGTACCTGTGCCACGGGCAGATGGCTATGTTGTTCGTGTTGTAGTGGAATACGGGCGTAGAGAAGCCCGTGAATACTCTGTTGAACTTGCCGCGATTGTCGAGGATGGCGGACACGAGGAATCCGTCGCCCGGCGTCTGCTGGTCTATCGTGTAGCTTCCGCTGTCCTCCTGAATGTTGTCGCCCACCACCTGTACGAAGTCCACGCTGTCGCCAGTCCATCCGAGCCAGCCGGCAAATATTGTGTTGGACATTGCACCGCGCTTTAGGTCGAAGCACAGGTGATTAGGGTCTACGAAGCAGTCGCTAAGAGACTGGAAGCCTCCATCTTCGACGATGTCGTAATACTCGAAGGTGCTTCCTTCCTTGAGAATTTGGACATTACTGTTATACATGAAGATGTCTTCATGTGCTATTTCTGAGTAGATAAGAAGCTCCGAATTAACGAATACATTACCATACCACTTCGAGCCACCCGGCATCGGATAAGCCGCATTGCTCTGGATGCGGCAGTTGATAAATGTACAATACTCATACACCATGTACTGATTGTAGACAATGGATACACCAAACATGTTGAGTACGACACACTTTATTGCCCCGTGGCCGTTGGCAAAGCCATAACCGCGGCAGTCGATTATACAGTTAGTCCATCTGCCGTTGATACTCGTTGAATAACTTGCATAGCATCCTACATGGATAGACGACACCGTCACCGATGAATCAATAACCACACAGCCGAATACGTCAGCGACAAGCAAGGCATTGTTAACGTTCAAATCTGTAGAGAAGCGACCGCATGCCACTACCACCGTGGCTGAAGTTACTGGATTATCAGCATTGGAAACTGCGCCTTGAAGCGTTCTGTATGGATTCTGTGGAGAACCGTCACCATCTGTGTCGTCGCCAATCTCTGCATGAACATATATCACCTTGTCGTACTGACTCGCATTCAGAACAGATATGTTAGGGCTTCCTGTGCGTGACAGGAAGGTGCAATACTTGTTATATTCATCTACCAATCGGGCGATGAGGGAAGTATCGGTCGTCGAGTTGTTCTTGTCTCTTAATCTCCAGTTATACATTTTCCTTTGTCTTTGAAAGTTTAACAGACTGATTTAAAGGGCTCCAGTCTCTCTTGTTACTGTACTTATATACTATAACAATATCGACCGAAAGTTCGCCCCAGACATAATGCCATGCTGTCGGGCGATTATATTCATCGAACTCCTTCGCATTCCTTGCCCAAAACGGGAGGATGCCATTCGTGTTGATATAGTCATTATATACTTGCTGCGATTCGGCTGGCTGATTCTGCAACTCCTCGCCATCGTAGATGTCAAGGCTGTGTGCCTCGTCTATTGTTACTTTTGTTGTTTCCATATCTCTACAATATTGTTAAAAGTCGTGGTGTTAAGTTGTCTGCGTCGCGACCGATTGTCCAGAGAACGATGCTGCCTTCGGCTACGCTTACAGGCGTTTGCAGTTCGTACGGGTAGACCGTGCCGCTGTCGGTGACTTCCTGTGCCGGGATGGTGGCGGCAACTACACCGTCTATCCACAGTTTGACCTCGCCTGTGTTTACGAGTTTAACAGAGGATATCGTGGTGTCGTCGGGCGCGATATACTGGGCTGTCGAATAATAAGTAAAGTCGATAGCCAGTTTGTAGTCGAAGTCTACGTCGGGCGCGACGGGGTTATTCTCCAAGGCTTCGACGCGCTGTTCGAGCGAGTCGCCACTGGTCTTGTCATACTTGCGGTTAAGCATTCCAGACAGACCGTCGATGTTGTTAATATCGAGAGCCTCGTCCTTGTGCCAGAACGAATCGAACGCGTTGTGAAACTGCTGCTGCGTCGGCTTCAGTCCTGTAAGAAACCAGCTCTTGATTATTTCTTTGCTGAATATTGCCATTATAATGCGGTTTAAATGGTGTTAGAATATCGTTAGCGTGCCTTGATGATGTAGGCCAGAACCATGTACGGCGGTCGGTTCTCGTGAGATTCCCCGGCACCCATTTCGTCGGTATAGTTCTTACCGCGCCACTCCTCTGTATTGTTATACTCGTCAATACCGTCACCTCCGCCATATTGCAGATAATTGCGTCTGTCACTCGCTCCGCCCCACCACGCTTGACCGAGACCAATGCGGTGGCGATGTTCTGGCATCTCCGCAACAGACAGTGTGTGTTTCTTCTCGCCGCCTGTGCTTCCCATTGTGGTGTAGTCGCTATCCGTGTCGCTATAGCCAACAACGAAGCGACCGCGAAGGTCGGGAACACGGAAGAATCCCGAAGAATAGCCGAAGCGAGTTCCGAGAACTGCGTACAGTTCTGGATACTGTAAAGTAGAGAGCTGGCGGCCGTCGCACAGAACGTAATTCTCAGGAATGGCATCGTCGCTAACCGTGCCTGCCCACTGCTGAATAACACCCACCGGAGTAGCAAGAAGAGCATCCACGTCGCTGCGGAGCTGAGCCAGCCGCGCCGCCAGTTCCTTTGTTGTTGTCAGTTCTGTAACGTCAGCCCATTCGAACCGCTCCGCGCCCAAGCCTTCGGACAGATAGCGGCGAGTGTATGCAGCCGAGTAGACTTGTCCGTTGGCATCTACATCTACCGCCGTCTTTTGCAGATAGAAGTAGCCAGAGCCAACCGAGCCGCCTTCGAACTCCAGAATCTCTCCGTTCGGAAAATCATCTGTACGAAGGAAGATATAGCCCCTTGAACGCTGCGTTCCGTCTTGCGACAGCGTGCAGCCGAAGATAATAACCTTATCGCCGAACCCATTTCCAAGCACCTCTATGAGTGCCTGATTAGACTGAAGAGCCACCAGCGTCTCCTCATCCAGCGGAAAGTCCGTCTGTTTTGTATAGTTTCCTATAACCTTTTCCATGTCAGTATGTTTGAATTGTGAATCGTTTGCCTGCCAGTTTGTACATCTTTACAAGTGCCTTCATTCTGCGCTCGTCGTAGCTGAGCGACTGCGGAACGAAGACAATGAAATCTATTGCGCCTTGCCCAACGAATGCACGGCTGCTGAGCATCAGCGCGCCTTCCGAGCGTCGCGGAACCATCTGCCACCGCCGTTCGCTACGGGCATAAACAAGAAGTGCGTCCGCGCCCTCGCCGTCATCAATGTAGATGCGCCTCTGCAAGGGGTCGAACTTGTCGTTCAATACCGCCTGAAGATAGCACACCTGTCCGTTGTGTTCCATACGGTAGTTCCAGTCCGCGCGGTTCTGGTTGAATCTGCGAAGAAGAGAGGACACGGGGCTTACCATTACTTGAACAAAAGCCGTCGTTATGCTCTTGCGCAGCGCAATAGGCAGCAGCAGAACTGCCATCCTGCGGAAATCGACATCATATCTACTCATACGCAATCATGTTTAGGACGATGTCGGCATCGGTGGTGGTGAGATAGCCAGCCGATGGGATAGCGTAGGCATTGACAAGCGAATATGTCGAACTCTCGGCTTCTGCCATATACGACGACTTGAGTTCTGCCAACTGCACACCATTAACGCCTTGCAAGTTATCCACCAGCGCATTGTTCGTCATCTTGCCGTTAAACGGAATGTTCTTCAGATACTGCTTGATGGTTTCGCGGCACGCTGCCTTCACATCGTCGGGCGAGAGCATAGGGTTGTAATAGATGTCTGCCTCGCAGCGGAACAGGTCGGCAGACTTGTTTACAAGGTTTATTCTTACTCCGGCATCCTTAATGTGCTTGATGTAGGCTTGCAGTTCTGTTGCCACTTCGCTGTCGAGCGGACAGAGTTCGCCGTCCTCTTCTGTTGCCACCTTGATGGTGAGCACCGATGTCGAGTCGCTCTCTACCGCCACAGCATGCTTCACCACCTTCATCTGCTCAATCTCCTCGTCGGTAAAATCCGAAGTGTCGTACACGTCGCTGTCCTCTGGCAGAACCAAGCCGTGCATAAAGTTCAGCACCTTGTCGCGATACCACTTCGGGCGATGAGGAATAATTGCATCTATACGCTCGTCCACCTCCTTGCTGTATGTGTCCATCAGGTTTTCAAGTGTGTAGGCTGCCACCGCCACCACATACAGCATCAGCCGCCAGATGGCAGTTGCCGATGTGCTGTTCAGCACGTCAAGGTTGCGTTCGGCTTCCTTGGCAGCCACCAGTTCGTTGTAAATCTCGTTAATGCTCCTTGCCATGTTATGCTACGATGAATGTTTGTTCGATAATCATGTAACCGATACCGTCGGGCATCAGTTCTTCTTCCTGTCCCGGCACAATGCTCATGCCTGTTGCCGGCTTAATCTTGCGCGCCGTGAAACACTCCGTAACGCCGTTGTCTGTAATGATGCCGTCGGGAATAGTCAGCATTTCGGGTGGATCGTCAGACAGAGCGATGCCGTTTGCCTCGGCAATGGCGAATGCGTTCTCCATCGAGCCAGTCTCCTGAATGGCGATGTCGAACAGCGTCTGACCGTTAAGAACTCTTACTTCATACATATTCTGCTTCTATATAGATGTTGGGCACAGAGGCTGAAATCTTCGAAACCTTCATGCCGTCTTGTGTAAACTGTGTTAGAATCTCGCGGTTTATGTCGCCCGTGTCGCTGCCCTCAACGTAGTTCATCGCGCCAACGCAGCGGTCGGGGTGCTGCTTGAACTCGCCCTTGTTGCACATCAGAAGAAGTTGCTGGTGCTGCATCTCTGAGTTTCCTGCCGTAAAGTCGCCGCCAGAGACAAGCGCATCGCCTTCGGATGTCGTAAGAATGTCGTTTAAAGCCATCTTAATCAATGTTTAAAGGTTGTATCTTCGAGTTGCTGAACGGTGGTTGGCTGAATCTGTGCAGCCGACCACTGTTCCGAGGCAATCTTCAGCGATGCTCCGCCGTCCTGCGACACCGGAACCCACGAGGCGAAGACAGTCTTCAGAGTGTTCAAGTCTTGCTCCAATGCGTTGAGTTGCGACACCACATCGGCAATCTTGACAATGCCACCGAGCGTTCCGCCGTTAATCTTTATCTCGCCGTCTTTAACCTCGATGAGCGAAGAACCGATGCTTACCGCAAGACTGCCTATTACTGATGTGGCAATAACAAGCAGTTCGCCGGGCATGTCGAGCTTCAAAACCGCCACATACGAACCGACGGCAGGAACGGCAAGCAGACCGACGGCAGAATCCACCACCTGAAGGCGCACACCCGGAATGTCGATGTCTTCGTCTGATACGGTGCAAGTGCGCGATGCTTCGTCCACCTCTATCACCTCAGCCACCATCACGTCGTTCTGATTCATGAACTGGCGGCGAAGCAGCTCTCTCACGGCGTCATACTTTCCCATAGTGTGTAAGTGTTATCTGTTGTCGTCCTCCGTTCTGCCCGAACGAGCCTTGAACGGTGTCTACGTAATACTTTCCGCTGCGTGCCGGAAAGCGTTCGTCTGTAATCTCGGCGGTCATGCCGTGCTCAAACATAGGTTCGAGAAAGCATGTAACAGTTCCTGTGTAACCTTTGTAGTTCTCGTCAGACTGGAGTTCGGCAAGAGCCTTCTGTACCAGCTCCGACGGCAAGCCTTGACGCACTTTCAAGTCTTTCTGGTTCGAATACTTCCGTCGCTCACGGTCGCGAGCATTATGGCTGCACTTCTTTCCGCTGCTGTCGCGCTCTACCACGCGGAGTTCTATCGGCTCGTCCTCATTGTCGAGCGTAAGGTCGTCCGTCACCGTGTTCCATCGCAGACGGAGTTTCCTTGTCGGCTTCGGCACGGCGTACTTGCTTGCGCCCACATACAGCACGTTTCCGTAGAAGCAGACGCGACAAAGACACTCGCTCTTGAACCATTCGAGCACCTTCAGCCCCGGTGCCTGTCTGAACCATACATTCGTAAGCGGAATGTTTGGGATATACTCAGACAGTTCGATGTCAGTGCCCTCGATGAGGTCTTTCAGAATATCCTTGGCGGTGGTTGTCTTGTAACTCTTCGTAAAGAGTTTATCCTTCAACTGGTAAGAGTAGCCCTCGCAGTCTATCGTGAGCGGAACTTGAAGGTTTACCCGGCTTACAAAGCCTGTAAACCGCAGCGTATTCTTTCCGTTGTAGCCCAGACGCACCTCCACCTTGTCGCCCTTCCTGAATGCCGTCTTGGTTATGCGGTTGGGCACTCCTGCCACCTTTGTGGTAGTGCCGTCGGTTCTTGCATATACCGACATAGGCAGCCTTATCGTGCAAGTGTCGGCAAAGTCCGAGGCAGAAGTCTGCCACTGGACGTCGCTCGGCTTTACACGATGGTCGCCTATGGTTATGTCGGAAGTCATTACAAACATAAATCAGTCAATATTAAGTGAATCGACAAAATCACTTTCGCAAGTCAGAATGAACGGACGATGGCGGAGCGACTTGCCCTCGACTTCGGGAAATTCGAGCGAGCGGACTGCCACGCGGTTGGTATGGTCGAGAACGAGATCAGAGAGAGCGTTGTGCAGTTCTACCGGCATCGTGCTTTCGAAGATGTCCTTCAGGTCTATCATCTTCTCGTCTGGCATCTTGCCGTGTTCTGCCATCAGCACGCCCTTGATGGTAAACTTCCAGTCGCCCACGCAGTAGAGTTCCTTAACCGTTCCGCGCCGCTCTGATACCGGAGTGCTTACAATCGTCTTCTCGCAGTTGCAGCGTATGGTGCAGCATGCAATCTCCACCGTTATGCCGCCGCTAATCAACTTTACAGGCAAGAACACCTCGCGACCGTTCATCTGCTTGCTCAGAGGCACGCCGTAGATGGTGTTCTTCTGAACGCTCTTGTCGTCATCAACCTTGAACACCGCCTCTTCGGGTTCTGCCGAATCTTCGCCAACCTTGTAAGGCTTCTGAAAGTAAGTGTTGTAAACGTCCTTGATGTTAAGAAGTATTCCCATGCCGTCAGACAGTTGCCGCGCCTTGTGCAAGTACGCGAGTTAGACATTCCAGAACCGCGTTTTCGATGTCGGTTGCCGATTCGCTGAGGTTCTGTGTGTTGAAAGTAAGATTGTCGAAGAACTTGCCCACGCTGATGTTCACCACCTTCGGACCGCCAGAGGCAATGCCCTTCGATGCCTCTTGTGTCGTCTTGTCGTTATTCTGCGTGTTTGTTGCAATCTCCTTCAGCGTAGACAGAGTGTTCTGCTGTACCGTTGTAGGAGGCTGAGTCTGAACAGCCGCGCGTGTCGGTGTGCTTTTCAGTTTGTAGCCCATCAGTTCCTTGACATACTTGTACATCTTGTCCACTCCGTTGAGGATTGGCGAAACGATGTTGTTCCACAGCCATCCGAACATCTCGACAATCTTTTCTATCGCGTTGAACAGACTGATGGCGAAGCCGCCGATAACGCTGAACACATCTTTCAGAATCTCCGAGTTCTTTACAAAGTTGATGATGCCTCCGGCTATCTCCGAAACGGTCTTCAAAACCGTTTTGAACGCTGGTAGAACGCCGTTTACAAACACATCGCGGATGGTGAGAATGTAGCTCCGCCATTGTGCCGTGCCGCTCGTCAGCTTCTTCACGAAGTCAACCACAGGCGCGAACATTTCGGCAAGCATTCCCTTTGATTCGCGTATGTAGCCGACGAACGTCTGAACGCCAGCGGCAAGCGGCTTAACAATCTTGTCGATGTAAGGCACAAGCCTGTTCATCACGTTCACAAGCATCGCTCCGAGTGGCGCAAAGGCTGTCTTGACTCCAAGCATGAGCCGTCCGACTTGTTCCTGCAAGTCGCCATAATCGTTCTGCATTTGTTTCAGTCTGCCTTCAGGAGTGGCTGCGAGAGCCTCGTTCATCTTGCCCACATTATCGGTGATCACTTGGGCAAGCGTGGCTGCCTTCTGTTGTTCGCTGCCATACTTCAATATGTTTTCCTGTGCTTCAGAGAACGTTATGCCGACTCTTGTCAGAGCCGAAGTCTGTCCGGTCATTACCTTTCCCATCAGGTTGCCTATGCCAACCGCGTCTTCTGCCGTGGCGTTGAGCCCTTTCTGCTGTGCCAAGAGATTGTTCATCGCCGGCATCAGAGTTTCGAGGCTCTGCTTCTGCTTTACGAACGTTGCCAGTTGCTGTGCTCCGCTCAGTTGCACCTCATCGCCGACAACGCCAACTTTCTGCTGTGCCGATGCAAGGTCTTTCATCTGCTGAATCTCGGCAGCGGTGGCGTTCATGCGCTGCTGCATCACCACCTCAAGACGCTTCTCTGCCATCGACTGGATGTTCCACGCCTCTTGTGCCTTGCTTGTTAGCTCCGCAATCTGCGATGTTACGGTTGTAATGGCTGCCGTCAGGAGGTTGGCTTTCAGAAAGCCGCCCATGCCTGCCATCATTCCGCCCGAAGAGCGCGAACCGCCCGATGCAGTCTGCCGCGGCTGCTCTTGCGATGCTCCGCGAATGGCATTGCGCGCACGGTTGGCGGCCTCGGTTACGTCGTTGAGCGAGGCTGCATACCTGTTCCACTCGCGCACATGAGGCGGAAGACGGTCGCCGAAACGCATTGACTGCTGCCCGGCTCTTCCGAACGCCCTCACGTCTGCCGTTACCGTGCGTGCCGATGCTGCCACGCCGCGGAGTGCCGACGATGCGCCATCCTGTAACTTTATTGCAAACTGTACGATGTTCATATACTATTTGTTTTCGCTTGTTCCTTCCATTGGCTGATGGCTATTCCGGTGTAATAGTAGAAGAGTTCGGGCGACCATCTGTCGAGAGAGTCAGCGCCGAACGTCTTCAAACCGAACACCGTCACCCAGTCGAGACTGTCGCGTTGCGCTTTAAGTCCGCGATTCAGAGCTTCGCAGAACGACTTTTTTTTAGCACGATTACATTCTGAATCGCGGGCATCGCCGAGATGAAATATTCCTCGTCGTTTCTCAGTTCCTCGTCGCCGTCGAGCCAGAGCGTTTCGAGAAGGTAGCGCGCTGCCTTGTCAAGTCCGCCGTTTTCCTCGTCGGCAAGAATCATGCTGTACTTTGCCATCTCGCTGGCGATGATAGGCTTCAGAACTGCCATCTTGCCCTCAACCTCTATGATTGTGAGCTGGCGCGGAGCGAACATCTTTCGAAACTCAGCCAACTTGGTGCCGAAACGCACCTCAGCCAACTGCTCCACGCTTTCCTGCTTGTTTTCTTTATCTTCTTTCATAATGATGTGTTAGAGTGTTGTCTTGCTCATGTCCATTGCAATGAACGGAAGGGTAATCTCGCGCTTTACCGCACCTTGGTCAAATCCTTCGGGTAACTCCGTAAAGGCAATGCCTGTAACGGTTACATAGTTCTTCTCGGCCGATGTGCGCTTCTGATACTTGGCGGTAAGAACCACCAGTTCGTGCGGAACATCGAGGATGTCGTCGTAGCCGGCTGCCTGTGCCGCGCGGTTAAGGGCATCGCTCTCGAATCCGAGCAGTTTCAGTTCACCGCTCACCTTGATGTTTCCCTCGCCAATGTCGATGGCGTGCTGTCCTGCGCCGTAGATTTCCTCCTTCGTTACTTCCTTCTTCACGCTGAAGCCTGTTGTGCCCTTGATGGTGCGGCCGAGAATCTTCAGTTCTGCCTCGTACCATGAGCACTCCTTTGATGTTATGTTTACGTTCATGGTTATGCTGAAATTTCGTTAGTTAAACCAACTGTTACGTTTATCCACGTTGTGTAGCCCAGCGGAAGAACAGCCAGCTGCACGTTGAGCGTAGAAGTATTCACGATGTCCTGATTGGTGTCGATGACCACGGCTGCGTTGCTAATCTGACCGCCCATCTGACTGAGGATGGCAGACTTTAGAACGTCTTCGAGATGCTTGGCATCGGTGGCGTTGATTGTGCCGTCATCGTTCACCGCCAGACTGTTCTCGACGTATGGCAGATAAGCCTTGGCTGCTATGCGCTGCGCCTTGTCGAGGATGCGGCCGTGTGCAAGAATCTTGCAGTCGTCATCGGAGCACATGTTGTCTACACCGAAGTAGTAGCCAGCTGCTCCCTGCCGCTTCTGGAAGGTGAGGAATCCGGCATCGTGCAGAGTCTCCATGTCAAGACGCTCTTCGATAGGGTCTGAACCGATGTAAATCTGCGTTGCAGACAAAGCTCCGTTCATGCCGTTGCCCAGTTTAACGTGCGCGCCGTACTTGCTTGCACGGGCAAGGGCGAGTGTAACGGATGCCGAGCCGTCGTTCTTTGTGCCGCCCAGAACCACGGCAGCATAGTTGTTTGTAGCCTCGTTAGGCTCATAGTCGTTCTCGGCAGTATCGTCGGCAATCCTGCCTTCGATAAACAGACGGATAGGCTTGTTGGCAGCCTGTAGCGACTGACAGACGCTCTTCGATGCAAGCACGGTAGCCGCAACATCGGCGTCAAGGAATCCGCTCCCGGCACTGTATGCCGCCGCTGGTTTTCGGGCAATGGCTACAAGGTTTATGTCGCCTCCGCCTGCGGTGATAAGTTTCGTTATGCCGTCGGCATAGCTGGCAGCCACCACCTCTGCCATTGTCTTTGCCTCGTCAGTACCAAGAATGAAGAGACGCTGGTTTCCGCCCAACTCGTTGTAGAACTCTTCGATAAGGCGATGTGCAAAAGGTTCGGCAAGTGCCGTAAAGCCTTTCTGTTCGGCATCGGCAAGGCTGTACACCTGCTTTACCGCGCCTTTCAGAGCCGCAGTCGCCACCGTTACGATGAGCGCACACACGGCATCGAGAACTGGAACTGAACGCATCAGATTGTTTGAACTGACGCTAACATTTACTCCCGGATATGGCATTTCTTATATGTTTAATTGTTAGTATTGTTATCAGAAGGATAAGGAGAGCGAGAACCGCCCAAAGACTCATATTTGAGGACGATCGAGGCTTCTCCTTTACTCTGACGTTATTATTACTGAGTGCCGCAATAGTCTCGTCGCGTATTCTTATTTCTGCTTTCAGACTATCTATTACGGCTTCGGCAGTAAGGCGGAACTGTCCGCCTGTGGTCGCCTTCAACGACACGCCTCTGAACGCTGCATACTTGCCTTGGAGGATGCTGAGTTCGTCCATCAGAACCGTGCCGTTACTGTCGCATCGCAGATATGCTTCGAGCAGAGCCGTGTCGGGCACTATGCGCAGAACCGTGTCTGTCTCGTGCACGGTAAAGACTACCGTCTCAGCACTCTGCCGCTGTTCCGACCTCGCCAGTGCCGGCTGTCTGCTCGTTGCGCATGCGTTCGCGAACAGGACAAGCATCGCTATGAGGGCAATCCTTAATAGACTCAACAGCCTTTTTAAGCCCTTTAAGTTCTCTTCGAACACCATTTAATTCGGTTTTTAACGGTTTAACAACCTGCTCCATCAGAATCTGTGCAGCCTTCTCTTCGTTGTCCAGCTCCGCGCTTTCAGCCTCGGCTTCGGCTTTCTTGGCGTTTGCCGATGCTTTCAGCCTCTCTTGCTTCAGCGTGAAGACGGTAACGATGAATCCTCCGCCCAGAACGAGGTTCAGGATAATGCTTACAATCTCTATCATAGCCTCAGATGTTTTAACAGCGGCAGCCCATGCCCGTACACTGTTGATGCTTGGTGCTTGGAACGCTTATAAAGAGGTTCACTCTCTGAACAGTCGGAACATGGCGCTGCCTGCTGTAGGTTATGCGTTATGATTCGCCGCCAGCAGCTGGAGATGCAGCAGGCTTATCTGAAAGGATTGCAACGACACCGCCCCAGTCGCTTCTCTTGCATCTGCCGCCGAACTTGACGAGAGCAGAGAAGATGTCGCCGAAGTAAGTTGCCTGTCTCTCGTTGAGGAATGGAAGGATGTCGCCCAACGACTTCGTTACACAGTCCTTCTGCCAGCACACTGCGCCGATGTAGTTGTCGGCAGTAAGTGTTGTTCCCGGCTCAACTGGTGCTCCAAGTGCGCTGAATGCAGCCACGCTTGAACGCTCCATGATGTCGAAGCCGTACAAACGACCCACAACGCCGTTGGCAAGGTCTGCCGACTGCTGGAATGCTGCCATCTGGTTAGCTGAGAGTGAGTCGATAAGCTGCTTGTACTGTGCAGACTCAAGACAAGCATAGCGTCCTTCCTTCGGAACGTTGGCATGGTTCATAAGGTACTGAGCCTTAGCAAGGTCGGCTGCGGTGAACGCCTTTCGGGTTGCAGTAACGCCGTCGGCAATAGCCATCGCTTCTTCAGCACCAGTTGTGTAGATGATGTTTGACGAAGGAATGGCATCTGCCTGAAGAGCACCGTTCGCATCCTTCTTCAAACCTTTAAGCCAAAGATAGAATGCATTGTCGCCTACAGCCTCGACAAGTGTTGCCACATGGTCGTTCATTACGCTGTCTATCTTGTCGTAGCTTGCCTCGTTCTCCTCGTCCCATGCAATGTGGGTAGGTGTTGAAGTGTACACATCGAGCGCGTATGTCACGCTGGTATCGCCACGGCGAACGGCTGTTGCCGGATAGGTGTCGCGGTTCTTTACTACGGTAGGGCTTGCGCCAGCCTGCGGAATGTGCACCACGCTGCCGCCGAGGATGTATCGGCTCTCGTCTGATGCATGCTGCAAGTGCGGATTAGATCTGCGGAGCTTCTCGACAATGTACTCAGAGAAGATCTCTACTGGAATATTAGTCTTTCCTGTTGCCATCTTTATTTGCTGTTTTTAAGGGTTTCGTAATAGTCAGGGTAAAGTTTCTTCACCTCTGCAAGTTCGCCACTCACGAAGAGGTCGTGAAAACTCTTGCCTGCATACTTCTCAGGAACTTCGCCGCTTGTCTTGCGGTCGGTAAGGAGCGTCTGCTTAGGCATTGCGTCTACAAGAGCCTTCAAGCCGTCGGCGTTGTCCTTGTAGTCGGCTTTGAGGCGCTCAGCCATCTGCTTTGTCAGCTTATGGTCGGCAAGTCCCTGTTCAAGAATGCCGTCAATCTTCTCTTCCGTGTGCTTGGCAATGATGCCGTCGTACTCGGCTTTCAGATCGTCGTACTTGTTTGCCTTATCGATAAGGCTCTGAATGTGTGTGCGGATGTCCTCGATGCTTGCGTCTGCCTTCAGATTAGGCAGTCCGAGTTCCGACACCTTGAATGTTGCTTCGTTCGCGTTCATATTCTTTTTGTTGAAATCGGTTAAGTCCTGAAGTTCGTTTCCGCTCTCATCGTACAGGCGAGCCAGTGCCGAATAGTTTCCGGGAATGTCGCAGATGCTACACTCACGGAAGAACCACTTCGTGATTGTCGGTCCGGTCTGACCTTCAATCTTCACCGTGTCGTCAACTTCGAGCGGAACAATGTGTCCGACAGATGCACCCTGATAGAAGCCTTCTTCTATCTGCTGCGCAAGGTCGGGAAAGAGCTTTTCGTTAACCACCGGCTTTGCATACAGCGCGCCGTTCTCAAAGCGGTGGTCTTCCCACTTTACGGCAACACCCTTGTCGCGGTCGTGCATCAAGAAGCCGATGAAGGGCTTGCATCGCTCCAGTTGCAGTCCGGCGGTAATCAGGCGGTAGCCGTAGCAGTTTACCGAATCGTCGGTAAGCAGAAATTCTTTGTCAATCTTAATCATCTTGTTTGCGCTTGAATACTGTGCAAAAGTATTGTCGCGGCATACGATATGCAAAAAGTAGTGCCAAAGTGACACTACTTTTTTTATTTGGGGCGTTTTCGACCTTATTTTGCCGTCAGAAAAATTTGTCTGTTTCAAATAAAATTTGTATGGCAGTAAAGAACAACAACCACGAGGCGGCAAAGCTCCTGTTCCTGAAAGGATATGCGCAGAAAGACATTGCGCGTATGCTCGGAGTGTCGGAGGTGAGCATCAGCCGCTGGCAGAAGAAGGAGAAGTGGAGCGAGGTGAAGGACTCGCTCATCAATTCAAAGTACGAGCGCCTGAACGAACTGTACGAGGAACTGAAGGAGTTCAACCGCATGATTAAGGAGAAGGAGGACTACAAGGTTGCCGACAGCAAGGAAGCCGACGCACGCCGCAAGCTAATAGCGGACATAAAGGACCTTGAAACAAAGTACAATATAGGCGAGGTAGTAACAATGTCGAAGGACTTCCTCGACTTTGTGCGCGAGGTGGACGAAGACTTTGCACGCAGCGCGATAGACTACTTCGACGCATTCATCAACGACATTCTTGAGAAGAACAAATGGCAGCAGTAAGTACACGCAAGGCAAACGATGCCGACTATTTCAGGCTATGGCAGCAGTATTGCGACGAGTTCCGCAAGGCTGCACCGGTAGACCATAGCGAGACGAAGGCGCAGCAGCTTGTGAGAATCCGCCGTCTTGAAGACGATGCCGAGGCGTGGTTCAAGTTCTACTTTCCGAACTACTGCACCGCCGAGCCTGCCAAGTTCCACAAGGCGGCAACAAAGAGGCTTCTGGCACATGCCGAATGGTACGAGGTGCGCGCATGGAGCCGAGAACTGGCGAAGTCGGCACGCTCCATGATGGAGATGTGCTACCTTGCCATGACGGGCAAGATTCACAACGTGCTGCTCGTGAGCAACAGTTCCGACAATGCCGAACGTCTGCTTCTGCCGTTCAAGGCTTTCTTCGAGAACAACCAGAGGCTCATTCACGACTACGGCATACAGACAAGCATCGGCAACTGGAAGGCTTCGGAGTTTACAATCCGCAAGGGCTGTTCGTTCCGTGCTCTTGGCTGGGGACAGTCGCCGCGAGGAACGCGAAAGGACAATGTGCGTCCTGACTTCATTCTGATAGATGATATCGACACCGACGAGGAGTGCCGAAATGAGGAGATAATGAAGAATAAAGTCAACTGGATAGAACAGGCTCTGATAGCAACACGTTCCATCAGTTGCCCTACGCGCGTACTGGTGAATGGCAACATCATTCACGACAACTGTGCCGTGAACTCTCTCGGCAAGAAAGCCGACAAGTTCAGCATTGTAAACGTGCGCGACGAGAACGGCAAGTCCACCTGGCCCGAAAAGAACTCCGAGGAGGACATCGACCGCGTCCTCTCCATCATCAGTTACGAATCGGTGCAGAAGGAATACTTCAACAACCCGATGGACGGCAGCGACACGTTCCGCGACCTTACCGACGGCAAAGTTCCGCCGCTGCGCGAATGTCTGTGCGAGGTGTATGCCGACCCTGCAACATCAAACAAGGATGTTTCGAGCGGCTCAATGAAGGCAATCGGCATCATTGCCAAGAAAGGGCTGAACTACTACATCGTGAAGGTGCGCCTCGACACCATGAGCAACGACCGCTTCGTGCAGTACCTGTTCGACCTGTACGACTACTGCATACAGCACAAGGCGAAAGATGTGCGCGTGCATATCGAGAACAACACGCTGCAAGACCCATTCTTTCAGCAGGTGATAATGCCGGCGATATACGAGCGGTGCAACGCCACCAAGACGGAACTGCCAGTTCTGGGCGACGGACGCAACAAGGGCGACAAGTACACCAGAATTGAAGGTACGCTCGAACCGATAAACCGCCAAGGACGGCTCATCTTTAACGAGACAGAGAAGGAAGAACCGAACATGCAGCGTCTGAAGGCGCAGTTCCGCAACTTCTCGCGAAAGCAGAAGCGCATGGACGGTCCGGATATGGTAGAAGGCGGAGTGTTCCTTCTGCGCGAGCGCGAGGCAGTCAACGCCATCGGCTCGATAGATTTCATCAAACGTTCAAACAACAGACGATATGATAGTTAGTACAGACGACTTGAAGAAGACTGAACTCTACCCGGAGATTATCAGTCAGATAATACGCAACGACAGCGAGACCGCCGAACTTCAGATTCAGGCAGCCGAGGACATCGTTGCAACATACCTGTTTAAATACGATTTAAATGCCATTCTGGGCACATCCGAAGAGCCTCCGACCTTCGATTCTCCGATGGTGAAGAAGATGGTGAAGATTATCGCCACATGGTTCTTGCTGAAGATGGCGAACCCGAACGTAGACATCGAACTGTGGAAGGAGGAATACGACCAAGTGATTAAGATGCTCGAAGAGATTCGCGACGGAAAGATGGTTCCGCGACTTCCTTACGCACCCGACAACGAAGAAACGCCCGAAGATGAGAGCGGTTCGGACGTGTATTTCTCATCAAACATTAAACGCATTCAACACTTCTGATTATGACAAGATACAAGAAAAAGGCTGCCAGTCAGCAGCCGACAATTATAGTCAACGACATTACGCAGGTTTCGCCCGACCGCAACCGCAAGGACATCGGGCACCTCAAGAACGCCATCCAGCGAGCCGAAAGTATCTATGTGCCTAACCGTACACGCCTGTACGACCTCTACCACGACATCGTAACGCTCGACGGACATCTGTCTGGACTGATAGAGAAGCGCACAAACGCGGTACTGAATAAGAAGCTCCAGTTCTTCGACAAGGACAAACAGCACGTCACCGAGATGGACGCGCTCATCTCGTCGGCTCGTTTCCGCGACTTCGTGGAACTGGTAATGAACAGCAAGTTCTACGGCATCAGCGGTGCAGAGTTCATTGTGGGCAGCGTGTTCGATTTTGTGGAAATTCCGCGCAAGCACATCCGCCCCGAAGCACAGGAGATTACAAAGTCGCAGTACGACTGCCACGGCACTCCGTACGCCGACATGCCGTTCGTTTACGTCATTGGCAAGCCTGACGACCTCGGCAAGTTGCTCAGATGCTCAATGTATGCTCTTTACAAGCGCAGCGGATTCGGCGACTTCTCGCAGTACGTCGAGATATTCGGTCAGCCTGTGCGCATTATCTATTACGATGCATACGACACGCGCACAAAGGAGCAGCTAAAGCAGATTCTGAACGAGAGCGGTTCTTCGCTCGCAATGATGATTCCGCAACAGGCGAAGTTCGAGATGATGGACGGCAAGACATCCAACGGCAACGGCGACCTTCATCTTGCGCTCATAAGGGCGTGCAACGAAGAGATGAGCATCGCCATACTTGGCAACACCGAGACAACATCATCGTCATCGAGCAGCGGATATGCACAGGCAGAGATACATCAGGACCAGCAGATGGAGATAACCAAGAGCGACATGAAGGATGTGCTCTCTTACCTCAACAGCGACAAGTTCCTCGGCATCCTTGCGTCATACGGCTATCCAGTAGAAGGCGGTTCGTTCACATTCGAGAAGGAGACCGACTTCTCGCAACTGGCGGCACGTCTCAACATCGACATGCAGGTATCTGCCAAAGTGCCTATCAGCGACGAATACTGGTACGACACCTACGGCATACCAATGCCCGACAACTACGACGAACTGAAGAAGAAGCAGGAAGAACGCGCCGACGCTGCATACAAGGCATTGCAGAAGGCTTCGGAAGAAACCGACCCCGACGAGAAGAAACGCAAGCTCATGGACGCGCTCGACGATTTTTTCGGCTCAGCCCCAAGGCAGAGGAAGAACGGGGCTTTAAAGTTTTGATGGGCGAACTGTACTACGAGGACGGGCAAGTTCCCGACCTCGCTTCCTCTGGCTTCACATTCTCCGACGAAGTCATTGCCAAGGCTCTTGTAGGCATATACAAGGGTGAGGTAGACATCGACAAGGGCGTTGAGCAGAACTTGTACAAGGAAACATTGCGTATTCTTAACAAGGCAACGGCTAAAGGCATTGCCGATGCCATCGACGGCGGTGCACCAGCTCCGAAGAAGGACTTTCTGTGGCAGTTGCGCCACAGCAACGAGGTGTTCTCGGCATTCAAGACACACACGCAGCAGAACCATCTTGCCGACCTTCTGACAGGCAGTAAGGGCAAACTGAAGCCTTTCGGACAGTTCGCCAAGGATTCCGAGGCGGTGATAGGCAAGTATAACCGTCAATGGCTCAGAACCGAGTACGACACGGCGGTAATACGCGCGCATCAGGCAGCCAACTGGCAGAAGTTCGAGGAAGAGAAGGACGTTCTGCCTAACCTCGAATGGATTCCGTCAACATCGCCCAACCCTTCGGAAGACCACATGGTGTTCTGGGGGACAATTCTGCCTGTAGATGACGGCTTTTGGGACGCACACCGCCCCGGCGACCGCTGGAACTGCAAGTGCGACCTGCGCAGCACCGACAAGGCTGCCACACACGCGCCCGATGCCGACATCATATCAAAACATGACGAGCCGGCAAAGGGTCTCGACAATAACCCGGGCAAGGATGGCAAGATATTCAACCAGTCGCACCCATACTTTCCGAAGAGTTGCGCAGCATGTCCGTTCAGTAGCAACGGCAAGCCGTCACCTTTGGCTGACAATATCATAGGAGATTGCAATAGGTGTGGCAATGTGCCCTCTGGAACTAATAAGGTTCAAAAGAAAGAACCGACATATTCTGTCGAAGAAAAGAGGGAAATTTATGCCAGACCGATTGAGGAGCAGATTGAAAAAGTCGAAGAAAACATCTACAGGCATTTACTGAAGGAGAAAACATCCGAAGACTATGAGCGTGTTTTGGCTACCGCGAGATTATATGCTAAAAAAGAAAAAGTTATAATCATGGCAGAAATACACAAGAGCGAGATTGAAGCTCGTAAGAAGTGGGGGATAAAGGTAAAGAATAAAAATGCCGATATAAAGCTGGAATCTGGGTGGATAGATGCCAAGTCTCCATACGACCCAAGAAACATAGTAAGAAATGCGAATGGAGCATCCGCACAAGGTGCAATAGCATGCATTTCTGACGATTTTATTACAATTAACATGGACGACTTGGAGAAAAGGGCGTTAAGAATTTTACGTAACGGCATCTACAATCAAAGTGAAATCCACTTTAAAATAGGCGAGAAATTATATAGGTATAATAATCAGGGGTTAATTCATGACGAATAATAATACAATAGCCTTTAACAATTATGCATTGCTAAAGGCTAAGGAGCTCCAGCTTCGCGGGCTGGTTTCAATGGTCATATCTCCCATGCCACAAAAATACATCATAAACCGTCCAAATCCAAATTATTAACAGAAAAAGTGCGATTATTTAACAAAATTGACTCATTTTTCACAAAAGAAAGGAGGTTTTCAACATGAAATAGCATGTTAGAACAAAAAAACACCACCCGAAACCATGCGGCAACAGGTGGCGATTCGGTGGGATTTCCTACGCTTTTAATCCAAACAATCTCACCCCACGAAGATACACAAATCCTTTTAAACCAACAACAATGACACCCGAAGAATTTCTGAAACTTGTAGAGTCGCGCGCAGACGACATTGCCCGGCTCGTAAACCGCACGCTCCCCGTCAAGGTGGGCAACGAGGCAAAGGCACACTTTCAGGACAACTTCCGAAAGGAGGGCTTCGTAAACGGAGGTCTGCACAAGTGGCAGCCGGCAAAGCGCAAACTGGTAACGGCACGCTACCGCAAAGGCAAGAACGGCAAGCGCGTGAAGGTGGCAGCACGAGCCGCAAACCGCTACAACACGCTCATGTCGTCGCGCAACCATCTGTACAGCAGCACAGACTACGAAGCCAAGCCGGGCGAGGCTATCATCAAGAACGAAGTTGAATACGCAGCCGTCCACAACGAGGGCTTGATGGCAGGGCGCAAGGGACACCAGTTCAGAATGCCCAAACGCCAGTTCATTGGCGAGAGTAAGGAACTGAACGACAAGGTAGAGAATATCATTACAACAGAAATAACCAAGCTATTCAAGTAATATGGCAGAAGATTTAGAAAACATTACAGGCGCGATTCAGGAAGAACCAGCCGCAGAACCAGCAGAACAGGCAACGCCAGTTCTGAGCGACACCGCAACGCTCGAAATTCCGCTCTACGAGGCAATGGCAGCGCGCATAAAGGCACTTGTGCCCGAAGTGCGGTGGATAGAGATGGATTACGGACAACTGCAATACGAGCAGCCGCCAGTAGACTTTCCGGCGGTGCTGATTGACTTCACGGCTACGCAGTATGCCGACATTCTGGCATCGGCGCAGACAGGCGATGTTTCCATCCGTGTGTCGGTGGTGATGGCTACGTTCAGCCAGTCGTATGCAGCAGCACCAGCCGATGTGCGCGCCAAGGCTCTGGAGTGTTTCAACCTTGAACGCAAGGTGGCGGCAGCCTTACACGGATGGTGTCCCGATTCGGGCATCTGCACACCGCTGGCGCGCCGTTCGGCTCAGACCGCCAACCATCCCGAAATTGGCGTGCGTGTGCGCGACATCACGTTCGCCACATCGTTCGAGGAATATCTTGTTCCCGACTAAACACAAAGCACCCCGAAGGATTATCGCGTCCTCCGGGGTGCTTCGTCTTTGTGTCAGCTCCATCCAGCAATCTTCAAGTAACGGTAATAAGACCTTCGGGAAATCCCGAATCTTCTCTTCACATAGTGCAGGTATATCCACTCAAGCGAGCGGTCCTGCCGTCCTTCCTCGTAAAAGGACTGAACAACCTCAAGAATCTCGGAGGCTCTTTTTCTTGTACTTTCAAATTGCTTCATCTACGGTGCTTATATAATCTGTTGGTCGGGTGCTTTGTTGGTCGGGTGCTCCCGAAAACCTTTCATCAGTACAGCGGAGTCAGTTTAACCGTTATCTCCTTTTCTTTTCTGAGCTTGCCTGTGCCTTCGCATATCTGGCATGTATGTTTTTCGGTTTCGCCCTTTCTTACATACCAGCCTTTGCCTTTGCACGCGCGGCACGTCTCAATGCTTATGATGCTGTATTTCTTGTCTTCTTTCATCTCAGCAGTCTGTTACGTTTAGCGGAATGTTCTGCCACTTGCCGTTCTCGTCTTTCACCTCGGCACGAATGAATGTGCAGCTCTCGGTAGGCTGATAGGCTTCTTCGATGATTCGAACGCCTTCAATGAACTCTTCATTGCCGTTCTCCTCAGCCATGCGGCGCAACTGGATGACGCGCGATGCTTTCAGAGTGCCTTTCTGGTCTTTGGCTAAGAGCTTCATCACGGCAGACACAAGGAACTTGCTTTCCTCGTCCTTGGCAAGGCTGTTTATAAAGTTCGTTACCTTGGCAATGCCGTCTTCGGCTGTGTCGCGATAGGCATCTATGCAGTAGTGTCCGAGGGCGATGCGATACTGCGATTCGGTATCGGTGAAGGTGTGGCTCTTCTGGTTGTCGCTCTTGGCAAGTCCGAGAACTTCGGTCTTCAGTCTCAGAATCTCGGCAAACCTGCCGTACACGCTGCCTTTCACCTTGCGAATCTGTTCAGACAGTTCCTTCAGCTCTTCTATGCACACGGCAAGCGTTTCATCCACCATCTGCGAGTATGCCTCGCGGTCGGCCTTGCGCTGCTCTGCCTCTGCCTTTTTCTGTTTCTCTGCTCTGAGGGCTTGCAGTTCGGCAAGTTCCTCGGCTGTTACTGTAATCTGTTTCTGTTCCATACTAATGTTGTTTAAATGTTGTTTGAATTGTGTTCTAATACTCTTCATCGATGCCAGTGTCGGGTTCTTCGTCAATCTGCGCCATGTCGCGCTGCGCCTCGCACCAGCCGCGCATCTGTTCCATGAGTTCGGCATACTCTGCATTGCCAAGGTCAGAAGCCGTCTCCTTGATGTATTGCTGAATCTGTTGCGCATATCGGTCTACCTTTCTTTTTGCTCCCATACCATTGCCTCCCATTTGCGACGGCGAACAAGACCGTCGAGTTGTTTCTTTCCTGCGTATGTCCATCTGCCAAACTCGTCCTTTATCGTAGGGTCGAGGCGGTTGGCGCGTATCTTCTTGCACAGCGTGCTGCCTTCGAACGATGTTACGCCAAGGTTAAAGATGAAGTCTGTCAGCGCGTCGAACTGTCCTTGCGTTAGCCCTGCGAACTTGGTGTTGAGGTAGCGGCGTATCGGCTTCAGGTCTTCTTCCAGAAGGCTGTCGGCTTGCGCCACCGTTATTACCTGTCCTTCTCTCACGCCCTTGGTGTGCCCGTAGCCTATTGTCAGCACTCCGGCTGGGCATCGGTAGGCGTGCAGTCTCATGCCCTCGCATGCTTTGATGTGCGCCCTGCACGTGACGCTCTCGATTGTTACGTTTGTCATACTTATTCGTTTTTTACGGTTAATAATGCTTTCTGTTGCTGCATTGTGCGGCAGGTTGTGTAAGGTCTGCTGCATGTGCGGTAGCACTTGGCTGCCATTGCGCAGTCGCGGCAGAGGTCAATCATGTGCCTGTAATGCTCTATCTTCTTCTTTTTTGTCATATCTGTTGTTTCTTTACAAGGCACTGTGTGCTGCTCACTATGTCGCGGATGAATCTTATTGTCTCGAACTCCGACGGCTTCACGTCTATCTGAACGCACCAGAATCCCTGTTCCTTGGCTCGGCGTATGTTTACCTCGCAGCAGTAGTTGTATGTCTGCCATGCGTGCATCATCTGTGTTACCTGCCGTCCTTCGAGTCTGAGCGAATATCTGTCCATGGCTCTTACTGTCGTGGTGTGAACTGTATTACGTTGGCGTGCGGTGTGTCTTGTCTGTTCCAGCCGCTCTTCTGTATGGCTCGCAGTTGTCTCACAAGTTTCATCAGGTCGTCTTGCGTGAGTTGTCTGAACTTCTTCCCGGCTATCTTGGGCTGTGAGCAGAAGAAGTCTACCACTTGCCAGTCTGATGTGTCGAGTCCGAGTTTCTGCATCAAGTGCAGCGCGCTGCTTCGCCATCTCTTCATCTCAATCTGTGCAATCTCGCGTTTCTTGTCTTCGCCGAGGCTGTGTTCAAGGCTCTTGCACAGGTTGTCGTACTCTTGCGGTGTCATCTCGCGGAGCGATTCGGTGCGGTTCTGGGTAAACTGCCGCACGAGTGCCGGCTTCATGTCTTCGCGGAAGCCTATCTTCCAGTATAGCTTCCAGAATCTTGCGTAACTCTCCATAGGTCAGTCGGCTAATGAACTTACTACTTCTATCAGTCCGTCGGTGTCGCCTACGATGACGTGCAGTCCGGCTGACGATGCCACATCGAGTTCCAGCTTGCAGCCCTTGCTCTTCTCCCAGCCGTGCATCATATATATGATGTCGCAGTTCAGCAGCATCTTCAGGTCTGCCTTCATGTGCTCCTGCCATGGCTTTGACTGCGGCACTCCGTTGCAGAAGGGGTTTATGACAAGTGTCTCGAAGCCTGCGTTGCGCAGG